TTGGGATACTATGATTCGAAAGTTAAAAACTTTTAATAAAGGTTATGCTTTAGATGAATCTGAATATGATTCAAGCATACGTTCATATATGATGTGGGGTTGTGCAAGATTTCGATGGAGTATGTTAAGACCCGAAGATCAAACCACCGCAAATTGGAATCGAATTAGAACTTATTATAGAAATTTAATAAATACAGTGATAATATCACCAGTGGGAGTTCTAATAATGAAATTAGCCGGAAACCCTTCCGGGTCATGTAATACCATAAATGATAATACGTTAGTATTGTACTGTTTAATGTGTTTCGCCTGGTTGAAATTAAGCCCAGATGATAAGAAAACATTAGGACATTTTGAGTTAAATACAGCTAAGTGTTTATGTGGTGATGATAATACCTGGACTGTTTCAGATGTAGCAAATGAATTTTATAATGCTAGAACAGTTATTAAAGTATGGGATGAAATAGGAATAACAACAACAACAGATTGTTTAGATCCCCGTGAACCAGATGAGTTAGATTATTTAAGTGCACATACAGTATATCTTAATGGGGTAGCCGTACCACAATATAATAAAGCTAAAATTTTAACAAGTTTATTGTATTCAACTAAAAGTAAACAAACACCAGCATTAGCATTAGAAAGAACAAATGGTCAATTTTTGATCAGTTATACAGATGTTGTACTACGTGAATTTTTGAGAAAAGTGCAACAGTGGCTAATATGGGAATATGATAAGATTTGTGCAAATGATCCAGAGTGGATTGTGGCAAAGTGTGGTATTTTGAGTGATGAAAGATTAATGAAATTATGGACAGGAGAAGCAATGATAATATGTCCACAGTCTATTTCGACAGCGAGAAAGATAAATAAGCGAAATAAAATGACTACAAGAATCATTAAAGAAACATTCAAACCTAGGAAACGTGGGGGGCGAGGACCAAATAAAAAGGGTAAAGCTACACGAATGATGGGCCCAAACAACAGCGCATTAAAAGAAATAGTTGTATGGGGTGGACAAAACCCGGTTAGACAACGACGTGGACGTCAAGGACGTAATAGACCAAGAAATGGCCCGCGTAGAGGCAGAAATGATGGAAGCTTCTTTAAAACTAAAGGACCAATGGGACGTGGATCAACGAGACAAACCCAATTAGGAATGGAAATGACAACATTCACTCGAGATGAGTATATAGCTGAAGTCACGGGTGCTGCTACAGCAGCAAATTTTGGAGTGACAGCTTATTCAGTTAATCCAGGTCAAACAACAACTTTTCCTTGGCTGGGAGCAGTTGTAGGTAATAGATTTGAGAAATATCAGTTTGACTCTTTAGAGTTTTATATTAAAAGAGAGGTTTCAGAGTTTGCAACAGCTGGAGCACAAGGAAAAATGGGTTTGTCTTTTGATGCAGATGCAGCAGATGCTCCACCAGCTACAAAACAACAAGCTGAAGACACTCACCCACAGGCTAGTGGTATGCCATGTGAAAATATTTCACTTAAAATACCACGTCAAATTTTGTATAGATTAAATGATGGACATTATATTAGACCAGCAGGATTACCAGCAAATACAGACATAAAAACTTATGATTTGGGTAACCTTAATGTTTGGACACAAAATTTGGGTGCTAACACAGCAACTGTGGGTGAGTTGCATGTTAGATATCGCGTTAGATGTTTTATTCCAGTGTTAGAAAACACAGCTGGAGCTCCTGCAAATAATCAAGTTTATACTGCTTATAACACCAGTATGGCAGCAGGAGGAACAACCGTGCCAGCAGCTTTAACTTTTTCAGGAGCTACACAAGTGGTGAATGGAATAGCTGTGGTGAATTCAGGTGGAACTCTAACGTTACCTGCAGGAAATTATGTTGCAATGTGTAGTGCTAATATTGCTAATACTACAAGTTCGGTTTCAACAGCGACTTTGCAACTTTATAAAAATAATGCAACTGTTGGGGGAGCCTATTTAACAGGAATCACTGGTTCACCAGATGGTTCAGGCTCATTATTTTTGCCATGTTTTATCCAGTCAAATGGGACGGACACATATGCATTTGTTGTTACATGTACCTATGCAGGGGGGGTAACAACAATGCAAGGCAATTTGTTAATTATGACAATTTAAGACGTCGTTAGACGCAGGTGGTAAAATTCAGATCAAGACTGATACCTTTTAACCTTAAATATAGCTTGAAATAAAGAAGGAAAACTTTAATAAATAAACCATTTTCGATGTGTGGTACTCGCACTCGGATGATTAGAATGAGTAGATCTTTTCTGTGGAAACGCCACAGTGATTGGCAACGTAATATATGTTGTAGTAACGAAATGAATAGAATATTTGATAGAATATACTGGTTGGTTTATATGAACTAAGAAAACAATAAGGAAGTTGGAAAAACTACCTGGTTAATACCTAAGTGGGAAAAGTACGTGTAAGTCGATTATGCCTCGGAAAAGTACCTAAGTGGGAACGCAAAGTGGGAAAAAGTACATGTGAAGATTATTAGAGAGAGTCATAAGATTCCATTTATTTCGCCAGTTAAAAGAAAG